TGGGATGGCTTTGGTGGTGATACTAAAGTATTTTCAAGTTATGTAGATGGTAGTAATTATGGTCATATTGAATTTACAGGATATACACTTTCATATAATGGAACACCATCAGCAGGAACATTAACAACGAATAGAGTATTTAGAGACCCGACTGCCTGGTACAACATACAAGTTATTTATGATTCTGGAAATGCAACATCAGGAGATAGAATACAGATGTGGGTAAATGGAGTAAGAGAAACTTCTTTTTCTACTGAAACTTATCCTTCACAAGATCAAGACGGTGTAATTAATTCTGCTCAAGTTCATGCTATTGGAGCAAGAGGGGATGCTTCACAATATTGGGGAGGAGAAATGTCTCATGTCCATTTTGCTGATGGACAAGCTTATCCAGCTTCTACATTTGGTGAAATAGATGCCACATCAGGAATATGGGTAGCAAAAACTTCACCAACAGTAACCTATGGAACTAATGGATTCTTTTTAAAATTTGCATCAGGTGCTTCAGGAACAGACAGTTCGGGTGAGACAAATGACTTTACTGTTTCAGGAAATTTAACAAATACAAAAGATACTCCTGATAATAATATGTCAACGCTATATCCAGATATTCCCTATCCATCAGGTTTAACAATGACTAATGGTAATACATCATTAGCTTCAACTGCCACACAATGGGCAGGTAGATATTCAACACAAAGAGTTTTTAGTGGAAAATATTATGTGGAAGCACAATTTGTAAGCACTGGACATAATTTAAAATTTGGAGTTCAAGGAGCAGATCCAAGTGAAACAACAAATTGGAGTACACTTAATACAAGTTATGCAGGTAAGTCAGCAGTTGGATATGAGTTTCAATGTAATAATGGTAATGGTTATAAAGTAAATAATAATTCTTCCCCAAGATGGACTGAATCAGATTTTACTCCAGCAACTTCTACTATTATGATGGCTTTCGATCTAGATAATGGAAAAATTTGGTGGGGTAGAAATGGTACTTGGTTTGATTCAGGTGGCACACCTAATCCTGCAACTGGAACCGATGCTGCTTTTACAGGTATCACTACAGCTAATGGACCATATTTATTTGGTTTATCACTAGAGGGTAATGGATCATCATCAAATATAAATTTTGGAAATGGTTATTATGCTACCACAGCAATAGGTAGTTCAGTAACAGCTAACGAGGGAACATGGGCTTATGCACCACCCACAGGATTTGGTGCGGTTAATACAAATTGGATAAATACTTTTTAAGGAGAAAAAACTATGGCATATATATCATTTAAACCAACAGATAATGTAAAAGTAGTAGGTTATTCAGGTAACGCATCTACAAATGCAATTACAGGAACTGGATTTGAACCCGCATTAGTCTGGCTTAAAGGTAGAGATTTTACAGATGATAATGTTGTTTATGATGCAGTAAGAGGAACAAATAAATGGTTAGCAACAAATAGAAATTATACTAATGGTACTAATGCTGATCCTAATTTCGGAATAACTTCATTTGATGCAAATGGATTTACAGTAGGTCCTTGGTCTGCAATTAATCCAAGTGGAACTAATAATATGATTTCGTATTCTTGGAAAGGTGGTACAACATCAGTACCTTCAGGAGGAAGTATAACACCATCAGCAGTTAATATGAATGCTACAGCAGGTTTTTATTCTGCTACCTATACAGGAAGTGGAGCTGTTAATGCAACATTAGCACATGGTTTAGGAAAAGTTCCAAAATTTATAGCAATTAAAAAATTAAATTCAACTTATAACTGGGCTAATACTTCTACAGTATGGGATGATAATACTAAAATTTTATCATGGACTATTGTTAATTCTTTAATGACAGATGATGTATTTACAACAGCACCAAATTCAACTTATATTTATCTTGGTTCTAATACTTATGGTAATGCGGCAGATGGTTCAGGAACTTATCTTGTCTATGCGTGGAGTGAAATTCCTGGCTACTCTAAAATGACTAGCTATTATGGTACAGGATTAGCTGATGGCCCTTTTGTATACTGTGGTTTTGAACCTCAATGGCTTATGATTAAAGAAACAGATAGTTCAAGTGGTTGGTGTATGTATGATAATGTTAGACCAGGTACAAATCCTGGATATTGGAATCCTAACTCAAACTTTTTACAAGCACAAGAAACTGGAGTTGAAAGTAACAATACAAATTTATCAATAGATTTTTTAAGTAATGGATTTAAAGTTCGTAATGGTGCAGGAGATACTAATGGAGCAGCTAATTTATATATGGTATTGGCATTTGCAAATAAACCAATAGTTTCTAGTAATGACAAAGCCGGCACGGCGAGGTAGCTTGTGTTACTTGGATTTGATTCATTTTCAGCCACACCTTTTTCTACAACAGGTTCAGATAATAGTGTAATTATATCTGTTAATCCTAATAATTTAGTATTAACAATTGGTCCTGTAAATATAGCAGCAACTTCTATTACGCAAATCGTTTCACCTGATCCTTTAGTACTCGGAACAGGGACTGTTGTTATTGCATCAGATGCTGAGTTTACTCTTACAGGAAGTCCTCTTACTTTAGGAACGGCTACCGTTACAGCTTTCACAGATGTAGCAGTAAATGTCACCAAGAATCCTTTGACTTTGGGCAATGGAACTGTTATTGTTACTGCTAGTGCTAATGTTATACCAGATGGTGTAGCAATGGATCTAAAAACAAAAGAACCAGGCATTATAACTTGGAATGATATAGATCCAAATGCAAATAACGTTTGGATAGAGATAAAACCTTATTAAACTATGGCATCACAACACTCATCAGATCTATCAATTGAATTAATCACAACCGGTGAAAAAGCTGGTCTTTGGGGTAGTATTACAAATACTAACTTACAAATTTTAGAACTATCTTCTTCAGGTAATATTGAAGTTGCTATGGGTGGAGGTACAGATGTTACTTTAACACTTGCTGATGGTTCGGCTGCAGGAACAACAACTGCAACAGGTAAAAATTTATATTTAAAATTAACAGGAACTTTAACTAGAAATCAAACTTTAATCATGCCTGCAAGCGTCCCTTCAGGAGGAACAGCTTTAAGAGTATTTATAGTAGAAGATGCTACAACACGATCAAGTAGTAATTATACTTTAAGTGTTAAAACAGCAGCTTCAGGTTCTCCTGTAACTATACCTGTTAAATCAACAGGAGTATTTTATTCAAACGGAACTCATACTGTTAGAGGATTAATGAATAAAGGTTACTATGAGGTAGTGGCAGGAACAAATGCTCCTTACACAGCAGTCGCAGGTGATCAAATTTTAGTTAATTCTTTTTCATCAGCAGTTACTGTTAATTTACCGGCAAGTCCAGTTCAAGGAGATGAAATAACTATTATAGATGCTAATACAAGTCCTCAAGGTTTTGCATCTAATAACTGTGTAGTAGGTAGAAATGGTAATAAAATTTTAAGTGCATCAACTGATTTAACTTTAACAACAAACACTCAAGCAATAACCTTAGTATATGTTAACACTGATTTAGGGTGGACATATAAAACTAATACAGCATAGGGTCTAACCAATGGCTCTTACTCAAATTAAATTCGCCCCCGGAATTGACAAACAAGATACTAGTGTAGGTGCTGCCGGACGGTGGACCGATTCAGACTTAGCAAGATTTAGATATGGACTTCCAGAAAAAATAGGAGGTTGGCAATCTTTACTTACAGATACCATTGTAGGTGTAGCTCGTGCTCAACATTCTTTTGTGGATAAAGAAGGAAATAGATATGTTGCAATTGGAACCGATAAATTTTTACTTATTTATTTTGAAGGACAACTTTTTGATATTACTCCTTTTAAGACAGACGATACAACTACACCCTCACAAATTACATTTACTAACTGTACTTTAAGTATTGATAGCACCAGTGCTAAAACTTGTACCATTACATCTTCTACCGCTCATGGTTTAGAAGCAGGTAATATTATTTTGTTTGATAATGTAACTTTAACTGCTGCTCAAACTAGCGCAGGTTTAACTGATGCACAATTTGAAGACAAACTTTATCAAGTGTTAACCGTTCCTAATGCTACTACTTTTACAATTAATTCTTTAAATCAATCAACAGCAACTGTTACAACACAAGGAACTTTAGATACCGAACCTTACACACCTGTTGGGCCTTCAGAACAAAGTTATGGATATGGTTATGGCTTAGGACAGTATGGTGGAAGTGTTGCTGGAGCTGCAGCCAACGCCATTAATATGGCAGGTAATTTTGCAGTAGCTGCAACAAGTTTAATTGTTGATGACTCTGCTGCTTTTCCATCTTCAGGTACTTTATTAATTGATAGTGAGTTAATGACTTACACTACTAATACTACAGGAACCAATACCATATCAGGAATTAGCAGGGCTGCGGGTGGTACTACCGATGTTGAACATTTAAATAATGCCGTCGTTACTAATGCTACAATTTATAATGGTTGGGGCTCAGCGGTTAACGCATCACAAGTTGTTTTAGAACCAGGTCTTTGGTCCTTAAATAATTATGGAGATGTATTAGTTGCAACTATTGCTAATGGTAAAACTTATACTTGGAACACGGCTGTTCCATCACCTTTAGCTGTAAGAGCTTCTCAAAGTACAGCAGGATTATTATCTACACAAAATCCTACTAAAACTAGATTAACTTTAGTTTCTCCTACAACAAGACACTTAATTCATTTTGGAACTTTAGAAACGTTAAATACTAATGGTACTTGGGCTACAGATAGCCAAGACGATATGTTTATTAGATTTTCAACAACAGAAGATATTAACACTTATGATATCTTAGCAACCAATACTGCTGGTTCGCAAAGACTTCAAGACGGAACTAAAATTGTCGGAGCGTTGATCGCTAAAGAAAATATTTTAGTATGGACTGATAATGCTTTGTATACGATGAAATTTGTAGGTGCACCTTTTACCTTTGGATTTGAACAAGTGGGGACTAACTGTGGTTTAATAGGTAAAAATGCAGCTGTGGAAATTGATGGTGTAGCTTACTGGATGTCCAATAATGGTTTGTTTGCATTTGATGGTACTGTTAATTCTTTACCTTGTAGTGTGGAAGATTATGTTTTTGATGATATTGATACAACTAAAGGTCAACAAATTTGTGCAGGTTTAAATAATTTATTTACCGAAGTAACTTGGTGGTATCCTACAACAGGATCTGATTTTAATAACAGATCTGTTACTTATAATTATGGAGAAGCTAAACAACCACCTCTTGGAACGTGGTATACAAATACTAATGCTAATTTTAATAGAACTAGTTGGATGGATACTTTAATTTATCCTCAACCTTATTCGACTTCTTATAACAGTTCTACAACAGGAACTTTTCCTAATGTAACAGGTCAATCAGGCCTAGGACAAACAACTTATTTTGCTCAAGAAACAGGCAACGATCAAATTAATCCTGATGGATCTACAACTACATTAGCTTCCTTTATTCAATCTTTTAGTTTTTCTTTACAAGCCGATCAGAGTGAAGTATTTTTATCAATGAGAAGATTTTTACCTAACTTTAAAGTTTTGACAGGTAACAATCAAATTACTGTAGGCATAACTGATTACCCTGCAACGGATGAAGTTAATTCTCCTTTGAGTCCTTTTACCGTTAACTCTTCTACAACGCATGTAGATACTAGAGCAAGAGGAAGATATGCAAATTTAAAATTAGCTAACACAGCTTCGGGAGAATCGTGGCGATTCGGAACTTTCCAAGTTGATATACAACCAGATGGTAGAAGATAATGGCAGGCATAGAAGATGTAGTTGTTTATAGAGGGGAAAATGTACTAGATAAAGTAAAAAACTTTTTTGTAGATCCAGAAATAACTAAACAGGCTAAAGCTAAACTAGGAAGATTTGCTACGACATCAGCAGATTATGCATCAGGGTACGCAAGAAAGTTTCCTAATGTAGTAAAATCTACAAGCATAACACCTGCAGCACTTAACATAGGAATAAAACTTTTTGATAAAATGCATTTTCCCCAAGGACCCGTGGGATCTGGAGGGTATAATGTTGGTGCACTTCAACTTTTATCCAAGAAAAATACATCTAAATTAAAAGTAGATATTTTAAAAACTTTTATGTCTAATGCAAAAGCTCTTACTCCTTTAGCTACAAAAGGCTTAAATTTTTTAGCCAGTTTACCTGTTGCAACATTAACAATGGTATTACAATCAACCCCTGCTAATTCAGATGAAGCAAATATGACATTAGAAGACTTTGCTATGATGGCAAATCAAGAAAAAGAAGGAATAGAAACAATTGATATAGGAGATATGGAATGACAAAAATTGTAGTAAGATTACCAGAACCTAAAAAAGAATATACAGAAGACAACCAAAGACAAATTAACCGAGCAATTAGTTTAGTGGTAGAACAATTAAATTCTACTTATCTAACACAACAAAAAGAAGAGCAAGAAAGGTTTACATTTTTTAATGGCTAATATTTATAAAAAAGTTAATACAGATTTAATAACAGGTACAGAAAACACTGTGTATACAGTTCCTAATAATTCTAGAGCTTTAATTAAATCTATTCATATATATAATGAAGGAGCAGGTTCTGCTGATGTTACAGTAAAAATTGAATCAAGTGGTGTTACTTATTTTTATGATAATTCATCTGCCTTGGCCGCAGGATCTAAAGAAGAATTTGTAACCAATATATTAGTGTTGCAAGAAAATGATAAATTAAAATGTTTATCAGATATTACCGGACCTGATGTTACAGTCAGTTTATTAGAAATAAATAGAGAGGATAAATAATGCCGTTTATAGAAACTAAAGAAAGACTTAAAAGAGAGATCATTAATGGAAAAGAAGTAATAACGATTGTTCCTGAAACTGAGGTTACACTTAAAAATTTAAAAACAGGTAAAGAATATATGTCTGATGCAGAAGCTTTGGCAGATGTTCAAGACAATAATACTGATACTAAACCTAATGATGTATCCAGAAGTGTACATATTAAGATAACTTCTATACCTTTAGGCACTACAACAGGAGAATTCTAGCATTGACTGTGTACAAAAACTCTAGTAAATTGTGGTACAATCGCTATATACAAGTTTTGCGCACTTGCTTTTCAATCAATAATATAAAAAGAAACTATGGGATTATTCAAAAAAATATTTAGACCAGTATCCAAAGTACTTGATAAAATAGTACCTAACGAAATTAAACCTTTCTTACCTTACGCCGCAGCGTTTACACCTATGTTGGCACCTACAACCGGTTTCATGGGATCAATGATGGGTAGAGCTTTATTAGCAGGTGGAGCAAATCTTGGAGCTCAATTATCACAAGAAGGTAGTGAAGGAGATTTTAATGAACTGTCTACTTTGTTAGCTGGTGGTATTGGAGCATTAAGTGCGCCGGGAACACCAGGCACTAGAACTTATCATCCTACAGAAGGAGTTATAACAAGTGGAGGAACTCAAAGCGCAGGTGAATATTTAAGAGGTCTTTCTAATTCAGGAGGAATAGGAGATAAAGCTTTAAACTTTTTAGGTACAGGTGCAGATAAATTATCTGCTTTAAATCAAGCAGGAATGGATGATCCATTTAGTATGGCGGGTATTAAAGCAGCAGGAATACCGTTTGCTCAAGGTAGTGGTGATGTAATGTACGCCGAAGGTAGAGAAGCACAAAAAGATTATGAAAGAGCATTAGAAGAATATGAAGCATCAGCAGGAGAAGGTGCTAATGACGAAGGTCGAGCGTTAGCGATTCGAGCAGCTATGGAAGCTGGCCAACATGATGAAAATGTAATTATAGAAACATTAAAATCTTTAGGATTATACGCTCACGGTGGAAGAGTTAGAGCCATGGGTGGAGGATTGATGAACGCGAAGCGTGGATTAGTTGATGCACCTGGTGGTTATGCAGGTATCACAGAAATAGAAAATATGAGAGAATTTAGAATTGCCAATCCAAACATAGAAGATGTTGCAGATTATAAAGGTTATTATGATAGAAAAAATAATCCCGAAAAATATGATGAAGATGGATTTGAAATTAAAGAAGAAATTAAAGAAAAATTTACAGCACCTGACTTTGGTGGTATAACCGAAGCGGTTGGAAACATAGAAGAAGAAAAACAATTAATGGCAAGCCGAGCAAAAGATTTATTTATGTTAAGAGATGAAGCTATTATGAGAGAAGATTTTGATAAAATACAAGAAATAGAATTAGATTTTTTTAAAGAGTTTAAAATAAAAATGCCTGTATCTCAAAATGAATCTTCTGGACCTATAATGGCTGCTGAAGGTGGAATGATGAGTGTATTACCTCAAGGTATGGAAATGGATTATAGACAAGGTGGAATGATACCTATGGGCTCTAAAGAAAAAGCAGACGACGTTCCGGCAAGAGTAAGTAAAAATGAATTTGTAATGACAGCTGATGCTGTTAGAGCAGCAGGTGGTGGAAGTGTTAATCAAGGAGCAAAACGAATGTATGATTTAATGAATAACTTAGAGGCAAGAGCATAATGGCAGTACAACAAACACAATCATTACCCTCACCGGTATTAGAAGGTTCACTAACTAATTTTCTTAAAAAGTTAGATCCTTTAGTAGGACAACAACTTAACACCGCAGCTTACAATCCACAAGTAGCTGCACAAAATGCATTACAAACTGGCGCACAAACAGCAGCTCAAGGTTTAGGAAGTTTAACGGGTACAGGAGCGGGGACCGCCGAACAAGCAGGTTCAATTCAATCCTACATGTCACCTTACCAACAACAAGTTATTGATGCGTCTCTTTCAGAATTTGATAGAAATGCACAAATACAAAATCAAGGATTAAGAGATTCATCTATTCAAATGGGAGCTTATGGTGGCGGTAGAGAAGGTGTTATGCAAGCTGAAGCTCTAAGAGGACAAGGAATGAATAGAGCGAGTCTGCAAGCACAATTATTAAATCAAGGATTTCAACAAGCCCAGGCCGCAAGAGGAAATGACTTAGCCGCTCAACAAGGTTTAGGTACATACCAATCACAAATGGGTCAACAACAACAAGGATTCGAACAAGCTCAATTAGATGCAGCACAGATTGCAGCTAGAGAAGCAGAGTTTGAAGACTTCACAAGACTAGGTTTAGTTGGACAACAACTAGCACAAATACAACCCGGAGCCTTTGCTTCGCAAACGGTAGGTTATGCACCACCCGCAGCGCCAGCAAGTCCTATGACTAACTTCTTAACAGGAGCAGCAGGGGGAGCAGGTATCATGGGTAAATTAGGACTATTCGGATAATGAGTAAAATTTTAAGAAGACCCATGTTTAGAGGTGGTGGCCAAGTTTCCAGTTATGGAAATGGGATTACTACAGGGTTAGCTAATGGTGGTATGCCTGCTAAAAGAGGATTAGTAAATGGACCGGGAGGTTACGCAGGAGCTTACGGTGGAGGTGTGGGTTATAAAACTCAAGCCCCAGGTGCAAGTGGTTTATTTAGTCTTAATGATGTTTTAAATCAAACAGGTGCTCCTATGACCGGTGCGCAAATACTAGCATATGCTCAAAATAAAGGAATGAATTTAGGTAACAGAGGTATTAATTTAAGATCAATGTACATTCCTGACACAGTAAATACACAAGTAGGTGAAGATGAAGTAGAAAAATCTTATGCTGAAATTGTAGCAGAAAGTGGAGTACCAAAATACAACGACCCAGATGAAATATATCCAGGTTCAGGTGATACACAAGGAAGTTTAGGGGATAACCAAAGATTTGGAACTAATGAGGAAGTTGCTAAAAATTTAGCTTTAGGTAAAATAGATACTTCTTTAACTAACAATAATAGTGTTTTAGAAAATCAAAATAAAGTAACAGACGACGCTGAGTTATCTTTGGATGAAATTAAAGACGCGTTAGGGAGTAAAAAAGCATTTGGTCGAGATACATCAGATATGTTATTAGGATTTGCGGGTGCAGAAGGAGATACTGTAAGCGAAAAATTTAAAAGTTTTGCGGCGGCAGAAGCTAAAAAAGGTCCAAGTAGAACAGAACAAATTGATCAAGCAGCCGCTACGTTTATGCTTAAAGATAAATTTCAAACAAAAAGAGATAAAGCTAAAGTTAATCTGATGAGAGCAGATGTAGATTATAAAATCGCTGCGGGTAAAGAATTAAATATATCTGAAAGTATTTATGAAGCTACTAAAAATGGAGCAAGTACGGATAGAAAAATAGCAATAGGAATTCAAAGAGCAACTTCTCCAACAACTGGAGAGAGATATAAATTTAAAGGAATAATAGACGCAACAAATTTAGAGGCAGTTTTAGATTCAAAAAAATTAAAAACAGGAGACACCTTACTTGTAAAAACAACAACTAGAGATAAAAAAACAGGAACCGATAAAACAATTAAAAAAATTATAGAAATACAAGAAGACGGCACAGCAAAAGAAATTTTTAACCTTTAGGAGAATAAATGGCTAATTATAGCGCCAACGTTAATGCATTATTTCCTGATCTTAATTCTGCACCTACTACTAAAAAAGATACAGCACAATTATTTGGTAAGGAAGTGGGAGTTAGTAGTTTAGGTTCCTTCTTTGCGGGTATAGGTTCTGGTTTTTTTAAAATACCAGAAGGTTTTGTTTCATTAGGCGCTAACTTAATAGATTTAGGTGCTGATACTAACACCGCTCAAGAAGTAGAAGAGTTTTTTGCTAAAATAAATCCATTTGATGAGTACGCCGAAGCAACTGCTGCCGGTCGAATTAGTGAAATTCTTACTAACATTGCAGTGCCTGTTGGCATAGCCGCCAACGTTGCAAGTAAATTAAGCAAAGGAGCTTTAGCTGCTAAAAAATCTGGAAATTATTTTAAAGTATTAGACGATGAAGGAGTTCCTGTTTTAGAGTCCTTAAAAAAAGGACAAAAAGTAAAATCCACAAATAGATTAGCACAATTAAATAGAAAAGGACAAGCTGCTCAACTGGGAATTACGGGAGTATCGGCCGGTGCAGCAGAAGCTGCTTTTGTAGATGACCCAGAAGACGTAGGATCATTTGGAGATTTATTTGGTGGACCTACCCAATTAGATAGAGGAAATGATTATGATCCTGAAAGAGAATTATATAATAGATTAAAATTAGGAATAGAAGGAACAGCATTTACAGGTATTTTAAGTACGGCAGGGAGAGGAATTAAACAATTAGCAGATTCCACTAAAGCAGGAAGAGTGGCTCAAACTAAAACAGGTAAAGCATTGGATTGGGTGTCTGAAAAATTAAGACCTCGTAGCGGAAAAAATAGACAGTACTTTGAAGATGAAATGAGTTACCGAGGAAAACTAGGAGGAGACCAAAACTTTGTAGAGAATCTTGCTTTTAAATTAGATGATCAATTAGATTCTGTTATGCCTGCAATGAATAGATGGTTTGGAAACAGAGGAACCGAAGCTAAAACCAAACTATTACAACAAGCTAAAAAAACAATTCTTTCTAATTTAGATCCAGACAATATAAAATTTGGTACAATAGATAAACGTAATTTAAAAACTGGCGAGTTTGTTAAAGACAAAAATAAATTAGATGAATTAAAAGAAAAATTTATAAAACAAGGAATGTCGGTTAAAGAAGCAACAGCTAAAGCAATAAAAGAAGCTCCCAATGAACAACAATTAAAAGTTCTTTTGCCAGCAATTGATATTAAAGAAGCTCAAACATTAGATAAGATGTTAAGATCCACCGCAAAAGAATTTGACAAAAAATTAGATCCTAAATTATTAAGTCAACAAAATCTTAAAAATTTTAAAAGAGATATAAAAAAAGCTGACATATTAAGTAAACAAGAAAGACAAGGTGTTATCGGAACTTTAAATGATATGAGACAAACATGGGGAGATTTATTAGCCATTGAAGGAAGATCTTTAGATACTACTAAAGGTGTGAAAATCAAAGGAGGTCAACCCGTTCCAACTGGTAAATCTACTTTTGAAAGATGGAAAGAGATAATGCCTAAAATGATTACTGATCGTTTAGATACAGGGTATTTAGTATTTAAAAATAATTCTTTAAGACTAGCTGACAATGTGGCCCCAGCCAAAGAATTAATAAAAAAAGAAGAAGCTAGTATTAAAAAAATTTCTGAAAGTTTAGGAGTTAAAATAAATAACAGTGAAGCTAAAAAAATAGTTAATGATATTGTTGCTTCAGCCAGACTAGATAAAAAAATTCCTTTATTAGAAAAAGGTAGTGTACTATTTAAAATTCCAAATTATTTTGTAGATAAATCTTTTGCATCACAAGCGGCAAAATATCCTAACAAACAATTAATTCAATTAACAAAAGAAACACAAGAAGTGGCTAATAAATTATTAGGTAAAGATGAAAGTGTTATGTCTGTTATATTAAATGGAAGTAACATGTTATCTACAGTGGTTAGAAGAGATGATTTTTATAGAACGTTATTAAATAATTCCAACAATATTAAAGTAGCAAGAGCTGCACGAATAGAAGAGCTAGTAAAACAAGGAATGTCTAGAGAAGAGGCAGCTCGTCAAGCTCCTATTCAAACTTTTTTTGATACTGAAAATGAATTAATTAAAGCAACTGGGGCAAGAACTGGTGATTATAGAAAAATTGGAACTGTGTCTGCTAGGGGAGAAGAAGGATTAGAACAAATTAATCCATTAGTAGATAGAAATAAAACAAGAACTTTGTTAAAAGGAGAAATAGATCCTAAAACAGGAGAAAATGTGTGGGCCGAAGAAGCTAATCAAGTTTTAAGAAAACCTAGTTTTAAAGAAATGTATGATCAATACACTTCAGGCATTGGTGTACAGCCGGGAGAAACATTTGCAGCTTATCAAAAAAGAATGAATCAAGAAGTGTTAATAGATGTGGCTAGCATTAATCCTTTAACAGGGAAGTGGACTTTAAAAGGAAACGCAGATGCATTGTATAATGTAAATAAAAATTTAATTACCCCAGATAGTGGTTTAGCTGCAAACATATATAAAAATTTAATTTTATATCCTAAAGCCACTTCTCAAATGGCAAAGACAGTACTTGGCCCTTTTACTCACATGCGTAATTTTTTAAGTGCAGGGGCGTTTGCAACTGCTAATGGAATTATTCCTTTTTTAGGAGCTAAAGGTGCAGCAAGAGATGCATTAAGAGCTATTCAATTAGGACCTAGAAGCAAAGAAGGCAACGCATTATATAGAGAATTATTAGATAGAGGAGTCGTAAACTCTCAAGCACAATTATCAGATTTAAAAGAGTTATTAAAAGATGTAGATTTTGGTGGAACATTAAGCTCAATTAAAGCATTTAATAAATTAGCAAAAGGTTTATCTAAAATAAAAAAAGGAGCGCAAGATGCTTACACAGCTGAAGATGATTTCTGGAAAATATTTTCTTATCTCAAAGAAAAAGATAGACTTTTTAATGCTTATTCAAAAGCATTTGATGGGTCTTCAATTGGAAGAGGGGGTACGTTTATAAATATGGCAGGCAATACTGTAAGATTTAATCGTGAAACTATTGCTGAAGAGGCTGCTGCTATTGTAAGAAATAATATTCCAAATTATGCTTATGTTTCTGATTTTGTAAAAGGTCTTCGTCAATATCCTATTGGTAATTTTGTATCTTTTCCTGCAGAAATTTTAAGAACAGGCACTAATATTGTTCAAAGAGGACTTGATGAAATATTTTATTCTGTAAAAGTAGGTAAAAATACTGTTAATCCATTAAGAGCAATTGGTTTACAAAGATTAATTGGTATGGGTATAACAACATCAGCGGTTCCTTACGCAGCGGTAGCTGCAGGTCAAGCATTATATGATGTAAGTCAAGATGAATTAAAAGCAATGAGAAGATATGTAGCTAGATGGTCTAAAAATTCTACATTGATTCCTTTAAGAGGTGATGATGGAAAACTTAAATATATTGATTTTTCTCACATGAATGCTTACGACACTTTAACAAGACCTATTCAAACTGTAATTACTGCTGTTCAACTTGGAGAACAAGATAAGAATGGAATTATGGATGATTTTATGAAAGGTTTATTTACTTCTACGAAAGAGTTAGCAGAACCTTTTATTTCAGAATCTATTTGGACTCAAGCTTTAGCAGATATTTATATGAGAGGTGGAGAGACAAGAGATGGATTTAGAGTTTATAATAAAAAAGATAATTTAGGAAATCAATTATATAATAGTTTAGCCCATCTTGGTAAATCTCAACTTCCTCTTAACTGGAAACAATTAGAAAGACTAGGTTTAGCAATGAAACCAAAGGATAGTCTTGAAAGATTTGATGAAAGGGGTAGAGATTTTGAATTAGGAAATGAAGTAGCTGGTATGATTGGAGCTAGAGCGATTGAAATTGAACCGGAAAAAGCGATTGCCTACAAAATAGCAGATTATGCTAGAGGCACAAGACAATCTAAATCTTTATTTACTTCTGAAGTTTTAAAAGGAGGAGTTGTAAATCCTGAACAAATTTATGACGCTTATTTAAATGCTAACAGAGCTTTATTTGAAGTTCAAAAAACTATGTCAGAAGATATAAGTGCTGCTAGATTATTAGGAATGACAGAAGATCAAATGGAAACAGAAGTTCTGGATCGAGTAGGTGGAGTAAATTATGAAACATTAAATGAAAATATATTTAGACCTATGAGAATTACTAGTAACACTATGAATTCTTTTCAAGAAATAGCGGATAGTTTAGGAATTTTAAATCCTTTAGACTCAGTCATAGATTCATTAAATGACTTAGAAGAAATATTAAGTGAATACTCTTTAACTAATAAAAGTTTACCAGAATTATTTAATCCATTTGCTAATCCAATTATTCCTAATTTAATTAATGAAGTTACTAATGCCCTACCTAATTCAGTCACTAATAACACTGGATTTTTAAATGAAAGTAATGTTAGTATCCCCGATACTAGCGGAATACTTTATAATACTAATGAATCTCTTGCTAAAAAAATAGATAAAGCTGCTAGAATTGATAGTTTAATTTAATTATGCCAATAGAACCCAAAACAACTCGCGAACATATTATTTCCTTGTACGGCCACATGTCCGGCATCAAGAAAGATATTAATAAAATCAAAACGAATGATTTAAAACATATCCATGAAGACGTCGAGAAATTGGGCGGCAAGGTAGATAAGATCTACTGGGTTCTTTTAACTGTTGCGGGAACAGCAGTACTTTTTGTGGGTAATTTATTAATCCAATAAAATGAAACTGATAATTATTATTGTACTGTCAAGTACTTTATACGAGTTAAAAGAACTTAAAGTTCCTAATGGACTTACATGTCAAGATATGTATGATCAAATCGTTACTTATAAGGATAACAAAAACTATAAGATAGGTGAGATGCAGTCCTTGACGTTAAGTTATTATAAAGGTCAACCAATAGGAGGGTATATTTGTGAAGCTTAGTAAAAACTTTTATCTTGCGGAGTTAACCAAATCGCAGACCGCGGAACGTATGGGTATGGATAACAACCCTTCTGAAGATGAGACAGAAAATTTAAGGCTATTGTGTGAGCGTGTGCTACAGCCTATAAGAGATCATTTCGACGATATTGTAACTGTGTCTAGTGGATTTCGTAATGAAATTTTAAGCGAAAAAATCGGTAGTAGTAGAAAATCCCAGCACTGTAAAGGCCAAGCTTGTGACTTTGAAATCTTTGGAGTTGATAATAATAAAGTCAGCGACTGGATCAAAGAAAATTTAATGTTTGACCAATTGATTCTTGAGTATTATAAACCTGGAAATCCAAATTCAGGCTGGATCCATGTAAGTTATACAAAGGACATCAATATGAATAGAAAAGAATATTTAATGGCTATGAAAAATGAAGACGGAAAAACTCAATATAAACCTATCTTAGGTTTGAGCACGGACCGTTATGTTAAATAGCTTATTAGTACACAAACATTTAATCATAAGAGCAGAAGCTGTAAAACCTCCAACGGATGAAGAACAGCTAACAGAATGGTTAAAAGAATTTATAGACTCTATCAATATGAAAGTAATGATGGGTCCTTATGTCAAATACTGCTCTATGGAGGGTAATCGCGGAATTACAGGGATTGCCGTTATTGAAACTTCACACATTGTTATGCATGTTTGGGATGAGCCTAGCCCTGCTTTAATTCAATTTGATGTGTATTCGTGTGGAGATTTTAATCATACTGATATTTGTAAAAAAATTACCGATGATTTTAATATTACTAAGATAGAATATAAATATTTAAATAGAGAAACGGGACTCCAGGATATTTAAATCCACTCTCGCCAATCTTCATCCATAATCGTATTAGCAATATTCATTTTTTTACGTAACGCTTTTACTATCTTTTCATCTACTGTTTTAGATGCTATAAGGTCTACATATGTTACCGAATTCTTTTGACCTATTCTGTGTGCTCTGTCTTCTGACTGTAGTCTTTTTTCTAAATCATATCCATTAGAATAATAAACCACGGTCTGGGCTGCAGTTAAAGTAATACCATAACCTGCTGTCTGAGGATTACCTACAAAAAATCTAACTTTAGATTTAGGATCTTGAAAATCTTTAATTGCTTTAGCTCTATCATCAGAAGAAGTGGCACCATAATACTGAACAATAGATTCTTCCCCATACTCTTCTTTAAGGATTTTTATAATATGTTTAATGTCATAAATATAATTAGCCCAAATAATAACTTTACCTTCTACTTCATCTAATAAATTTAAAAGTTCTTTAAGTCTATTATTTTTAAGTTCTGTAATTGTGCCATCATCATTTTTTAAATGACCACAAGTAATTTGATGAAGTCGCATCATTTGAGTTAAAACATGAGGCGCAGTAGCCATTTTACCTCTCAGTAGAGCGAGGGCCGCGGATTTCATAGTAGTATAAGCTTTAGTTTGCTCTTCTGTTAAATCAACTTCTCTACGTGTATACACTTTAGGAGGTAAATCTAAACAATCTTCTTTTAAAACACGATAAGAAAACTTTTTTAAATTTTCTGCTAATTCATCTAAACGTTTATAACTTCCAATAAGCTGAACTCTTCTACCTCCAAAATTTCTGTCAATCATATTAGCGTATCTATTTCTAAACGTATAAAAAGAAGTAAAGCCTAGAAGAAATTCATTTAAAAAAGCACATTGAGTATATAGATCTAAAGGTGATTTAGTAACAGGAGATCCAGTAAGAATTCTTCTATATTCAGCCTGCTTACCTAATTGTAAAATAGACTTAGTACGTTTTGCGTTTTGATTTTTAATAGTAGTAGACTCATCTACAGCAAGCATTGTTTTATGGCAGCGCATAAATTTACCAGCAAAATCTAATCCTTTTTTAGTACTTAATGCCTCAACATTCATAATAAGGATGTGAAGGTCATGTCCAGTTTTAAATAATAATTGATACTCTTTGTCCTTTGTTTTTGATGTTGAAGCAGTCCATAGTACCACTGTAGGTTGTATGTGACTAGCTAAATGTTGTGGTATTTCTTGGTCCAACCAAGTTCTATAAACTCCTTTAGGTGCTATAATAAGAGCCCCATTAATTTTACCTTTATCATAAAGCATAGCTATATTATCAACTAACACTTTTGATTTACCAGTACCCATCTCCATGAAATAACCATACTCATCTTTATTCCATGATTTTTCTAATGCCACCAATTGATGTGCATAAGGCTTTGTTTTAAATTTGTAATTCATAATAATTTTTATTTCTATTGACATCTATATAATAATAGTTATCTTGGTGTCAAGAAATAAATTAGAAATATGAAAAATAAAATTTTTGAGTTGTATAAACCAAATTCTTTAGAGGAATTTAAAATCTTTTATAAAGATAATCCTAAAGAAAAATTTGTCTATGTAGTCCAACAACCTGGTCCTAATATTAATATATTAAGTGCATCAGATTATGGCTATCTTGTAATATGCTTGCCGCAATTTGAACAAGCTATATATTCAACTTCACCTTATGTACATAAGATGAAAAAAAACTTACAAGACTTTAGACCACAGGATTATTTGTTAGCTGTAGGGGATCCCGTTATTATTGGTATTTCTTGCATTGCAATTAATGACGCCACAAATGGCAAATTCAACGTTTTAAAGTGGGAGAGAGATCAAAAAAGATATTACTCTCTTGAATTTGATATATATATGAAAGGGTAGAAGATGGATAAGGGTAGTGAAAAAATAGTTATAAGAAATGAAAGTAGTAAGAATTCTTTTAATGTTCGAGATGAAATGTTGAAAGATTCTAAAGACCTTTTAGATTCTGTTGAAGTAACAACGATTGCAGCTGAATGTCAAAAGTTGAAAGCTTTAGAAGATAAAATAGAAGCAGCAGAAGAAAACTTAAAAGATTTAAAACTGAAAGCAGATGATGTGGGATCCAGAGTTATCCCAGAATTATTAGCAGAACAGGCTTTGACCTCAATTAAAATGTCAGATGGTTCAACTGTTTCAGTTAAAAAAGAGTTTAGAGCAACTATTCCTAAAGATGAAGCAAGAAGAGAAAGTTGTTTACAATGGCTTCGTGACCAAGGATTGGGTGATATTATTAAAAATAATGTAACTGTATCTTTTGGTAAAGGAGAAGATGACAAGGCTGAGCAATTGCTTAACCTTGCAGCAGAAAATGGTTTTCAACCACAGCAGAAATCTGATGTGGCATGGAATACATTAACTGCTCTATACCAGGAGCGTGTTCAAGCCGGTTTGGACATGCCTTCTGAAAGCTTTAGTCTTTGGATTAAAGATAAAACTAAAATAAGCCGGAAAAAATAATGGAGGAAAAATAATGGCTAATGAAATAAAAGCTAAGACACAAGGATCCGTTGCTTTATTTGGCGACGATCTGTCTAAAGGTTTTGAAAACATGACGCAAGAAGACCTTGCGTTACCGTTTGTCAGAATCTTAGGACAACTATCGCCACAGGTAACTGATGGTGATGCGAAGTATATAGGAGGTGCTAAACCAGGCATGATCTATAATACTGTTACCAGCGATTTATACGATGGTAAAAAAGGTATCAAGGTAATTCCTTGTTACTATAAGAAAGATTATCCGGAATGGTCGGATAGAGGGGACGGCCCTGGTGCTCCTGTGGCAGTTCATCTACCTAACAGTCCAGTAATCGCAACTGGTAAGAGAGATGGTTCTAAAATTAGATTACCAAATGGTAACTACTTAGAAGAAACAGCTTCTTACTATGTTATGGTTGAAACAAAAAATGGTGGGTACACACCAGCGTTGATTACGATGAAATCTACGCAGCTGAACGTCAGTAAAAAATGGAATTCAATGATGAAAACCATACAAATACCTGATGGACAGGGTGGATTTGCTATCCCGCCTATGCATGGGGTGGTCTATACGTTGGCTTCAGCACTACAAAAGAACGATAAAGGTTCTTGGTATGGTTGGGTTGTAACGATGGATCGAATATTAGGACAAACTGATAAATCTTTATACAGCAATGCAAAAGATTTTAGAGGTAATGTTGCTAAAGGAAACGTGCAAACAAAAGCAGATGTGGAAGAGAAAGCTAAAGATAGTACACCGTACTAAATTTAGTTTAAGGGGGATTGTGAGATCCCCCTTTACAAAGAAATAAAAATATATTATATGAAGAAATTCAAACAAATTTTTAGTGGACTAGAAATCGCATATGGACAATATCAACCCGGAGAACGTGGTACCAATGGAAAACAAAAAGGCAAAGCTTTTATTGTTCGTAAAAGCGTCACCGACGACCTCTGGACAAACCACCTTGAAGGTAAAGGACCCGCATTGGGTATCATCCCTATTACACAGAGCAATGATTGTAGGTGGGGTTGCATTGATATTGATGAATATGATCTCGATCACCTTAGTCTCATTCAAAGCATACGATCTTTTAACTTCCCCCTAATCGTTTGCCGTTCTAAATCTGGCGGAGCACATGTTTTTCTTTTTACTAAAGAAAATATTTCTGCAGCTGTGATGCAATCAAAACTTAAACAATTTTCTAAAGCTTTAGGATATGAAGGATCAGAAATCTTTCCTAAACAAACAGAAATTCTAGTGGAACGTGGTGACACTGGTAATTTTTTAAATCTACCTTACCACAATCAAATGAAAGGACTACGATATGCTATCAACGATAATGGCTCCGGTTGTACACTTGAGGAATTTTATCAGCTCTATGATAAGTTTTCTCTTCGAAGCGAAGAGGTGGAGAAAATTAAAGTCCAAGAGAAAAAAATAGACGAAGCTTTTCCTAATGGTCCCCCTTGTTTAAACAAATTGGCATCAATTGGTTTTGGTGAGGGGTCTAGGAATAATGCATTATTTAATATTGCAGTTTATTATAAACAATCACATCCCGATAGTTGGGAAGATAAAATTGTAGAAGCTAATTCTAAATACATGGAACCTGCTTTAAGTAATAATGAAGTTCAGCAATTAATTAAATCAGTTAACAGAAAAGGTTATGACAAATATAGATGTAAAGATGCACCTATTAATGCAGTATGCCAAGCAGGTTTATGCAGAACAAAAAGATTTGGTGTTGGTTATGGAGAAGAAGAAATGCCATTACTTGGAAGTTTAACCAAATATACTTCTGCACCTCCTCAATGGTTTTTAAATGTAGATAAAACTAGAGTAGAATTAAAAACAGAACAATTATACAGTCCCCCTTTATTTGCTTTGGCCTGTTTGGACCAAGCTAACTTAGTAGTACCTGTTCCTAAAGCTAGAGATTGGAAAGAACATTTTTTAAAACCTTTAATGAATAGTTTACAAGAAGTAGAACCTTTAGAATCTTTAAATCCTACCAATGAATTAACAGGACTCTTACAAGATTGGACTACGAATAGACAAGCAGCACGAACGATGGATGATATTTTTAACAAACTTCCTTACACTGATGACAAAAGAGAATTTACTTATTTTAGAATGGAAGATTTTTATAGTTTCTTAAAAAAGAATAATTGGGAAATGGATAAGACTAAGACAGGAAATTTAATTAAAAGATTAACTAAAGAAGCTGATTATATAGAAGATATTTTTATAGAAGAAACAAGATTACGAATAAAAAATCAACAACCTAGAGTCGTTAAAATTAAAACCATGAAAAAAATAGAAGCTGCTATTTCTAAAGTGGAATATCAACAGGATGATTTTTAATGGATGTAGGTATTAATTGGCACTTAAGATTCAGAGAAGAGATTAGAATTCTTAAGGAAGAATTAGAACTAACTCAAATTCACTTAAATATTGCTGAACGTAAACTAAAAAAATATGAAAACAATAATACTGGGTCCACCCGGAACAGGAAAAACAACAACGTTGTTAAACTTAGTGGACGAATTTATACAAAAAGGAATCCGACCTAAACAAATAGGTTATTTTTCTTTTACTAAAAAAGCTGCAACTGAAGCTGCTACTCGGGCTGCGGATAAGTTTGGTTTAGATATAGAGAATGATTTAACTAACTTTAGAACTTTACATTCTTATGCATTTAGAGAAGTAGGTATGACTAAAGAAAAAATGATGAAGACAGAAGACTATAAGGAATTTGGGCAGAAATGTGGCATTCCTATTAAGACCGCTAAATTTTCTACAGATGATGGTACTTTTAATTCTGATAATGAATACTTAACTATTATTAACACAGCAGCGGTCAAGCGAATGGATCTATTAGAATACTATGATTCTAGAAAAAATATTTTAGACATAGAAAGAAGCACTTTATTTTTATTGTCCGAGGAACTTAAAAGATTTAAAAAAGAAAAGAGTTTACATGATTTTAATGATCTATTGGAAACTTTTATTGCTAAAAATATTACACCTAGTTTTGAAGTTTTATTTATAGATGAGGCTCAGGATTTATCCTTACTACAATGGGATATGGTAAGAAAGATTTGGGCTAATGCTAAAAAAACTTACATTGCAGGTGATGATGACCAGGCTATTTTTAAATGGGCAGGTGCGGATGTAGATCACTTCATAGCTTTAAAAGAAGAAGTGGATGATATTAAAACTTTAGACCAATCTTATCGTATACCTGGTGGGCCTATTCATGAATTGTCTCAAAAAATTATAAGTAAAGTACAGAACCGGTTTCCTAAAAATTATAAACCTAGGGCTGAAGAAGGAATCTTAAAACGATATTCGGACATCACCCAGGTAGATATGTCTGAAGGTAATTGGTTAGTTTTATCTTCTGCTAATTATTTTTTAGAAGATGCTAAAGATTTATGTGAGATTCAAGGATGGTATTATCAATACAAAGGAATGAATTCTGTATCATTAAAACTTTTATTAGCTTTAAATAATTGGGAACATTGGCGTAAAGGTGAATTATTAAATCATTTAGAGATTAAAAATGTCTACGAATATTTAGGATCTAATATTTTAGTTGGGTTTCAAAAGGGAAAAACTTTACATTCGGATGCGAAGTATACACTAAAAGAGTGTCAAGAGCAACATGGATTAAAAACCAATAAAGTTTGGTACGATTCTTTTGAAGGATTAGATAATATTACAGAGAACTATATTCGTAACATGAGGGCGAATGGAGAAATGATAAATAAAAATCCTCGTATTAAAATGTCAACCATACACGGAGCGAAAGGAGGAGAGGCCGATAAAGTTTTATTATTACAGGACCTAACAGGTGCTGCATTAGAAACGTTTAGTCACGACCCGGATGAATTACATCGATTATTCTATACCGGAGCGACGAGAGCGAAGCGTGAATTGCATGTATTAGATCCTAAAAATTTTGATCGGGCTTATATA